TGATATATACACCTTCGCTGAAATTGTTTGCACCAGCAGAAGGATTCCCTGGGTCTCCACCAGTAAAGGCACTATTGGATGTTCTGGCCCCAAGAACAAAGCTATCAATACTGGCCTTTGCTTCTCCATAATCGTTGTCTACTCCATAATTAAAATTAACATTCGATGTGTACATGGCTGTGTTTACGACCACTTGAAGTGTCGAAAATTCTGTGTTGGATTGGTTATACAAAAGCAAGTCTGTGTTTGATCCGCGAGAATAACAGAATAGATTTGCCATGCCACCAAAGTAAATTCGATTTCGACTATCAACTTGCAATTTTTGATAATTATTTTCATACTGAATATATCCGTACGACCCCGACCCACCGAAAGAGGTTCCATCACTATGGCGAGAAAATCCAAGGCATTGATTTGCAGTAACAGGCATCTTTAATATATTGTGAAAATAATCCTCGGGGAAGACTTGTTCGATTTCTGTGTCACCAATCTGATAACTATATCCCTTAGGCTTGATTCGATACATGTTATTTGCGCTCATGTAATATAGATTAGGAGGGTCTTCGTGATCTAATACCAATCCCGCACAAGATTGTCGCAGGCCTGCCAGATTTTCGTTGAGCAAATTCAATGAACCCGACGAGTTCCTTGACTGTGTGTTTGCAAAGACCGGATAGACATTCTTGGTAACGTATTCTCCGGTTGCAATATTTTGTTCTGTCACAACATGATAGCAATAAACAGAATTTGCTCCTCGGGCAGAATCAAGCCCGCTGGTCTGGACCCCTGTTATTTTTTGAATATCTTCGTTATATCTAAAAGCAATTTTGCCTCCATCGGGAGACCATGAGGGAAAGGCGATACTATCTGAATCAGTTAGCTTTGTTTGATTACTGCCATCAGAATTCATTATCCAAACAGCATTTCCTCCGACATCAGATTTATAGGCAATCCTTGTTCCATCGGGAGACCATGTGGCCTGTTGTTGGTGTCCCGCTACGCCCAGTGTGAGATTCGTCGAATCGGAACCGTCTGCGTCCATCACCCAAACATCATATTGAGTGCCAATCCTAGAAAAAGCAATCTTTGTTCCATCGGGAGACCATGAAGGCTGATACTTATTACTACTACCAATAAGTAGTGTTGGAGTCTGAGAAGCAGAGCCTAACGGATCTACGGTATAGAGGTACCAACTAAAAAACCCGGGACGTGCAAAAACAATTTTGCTTCCGTCAGGGGACCAATCAGGAGTGTAACTATTTAATGTTGTAATTTGCGTCCCTGGGCCCACTTCCGTTCCATCGGACTTGATCACATAAAGCGTACCGGTAGTTTCAGAATCGTTATGCCTTCTATAGACAATCTTTGTGCCGTCAGGAGACCATGAAGGTTGACTCGCGCCGAAAAGGGAATCATCTGTTATTTGTACCAGAGAACCTCCATCTGCATCCATCACCCAGATTTCGCGGTCGCCGCCATCTCTGTTGGAACTGAAGGCAATCTTTGTGCTGTCGGGAGACCATTCAGCATCACGATCATCGTAGGTGTCGTCATTGTCCGTAAGATTTGTTATAGTATCAGTAGAAGTAAATTCAAACCTAACAGCAGTATTAGGCCCCCAACCAGTGTCACAGGCCACGAACAATGAATCTTTTGGACCAGGAATAATATTTGTCGGTCTCCAATTACCCAACACATCATTGTTTGCATCGAGTGTTGTCGTGTTTGCAATCTCAATCACACGTCGGCCAGGCAATTGCCCCACAAGGTCCGATGCAACTCTTGTTACTCCATTGGCATATGAACCATTTACGCCAGGAAGAATCTTGATGATGTTTTGCGAACCACTTCCCACAATGTAGAGTGAGCCCAGATCATCAGTAGAAAAGTCAACAAAAGAACCAGACGAGCCTCCAGTTTCACTATCTCCCCATTGAAAAGAACCAAGACCATATAAACCCCCAACCATCACACCAACGCCGTCTGTTCCTCCTGTGTTTCCCCAGAGAATTTGTTCAGCCGAGTAGGTGTTGGATCGTCCTCTTGCTCCATGGAAAGAGCCAGCAGCACTACCAGAAGACCTTAGATTATGTGGATCTGCTGGAAGGGCCAAATCGCTCTGAACATTATCAGTAGGCGTCAATCGGAATAACATCAAGGGTTTGCTTTCACTTACCCCGTCAAATCCTGGATAGCCTCCAGTGGAATCTTCATATATATAACCAACATATAAATTATCGTAGACATCAGTGTCAAGAATAACTGGGCCACTGAACTGCCCATTACCAGTAGGCGTTCCCCCTCCAACATAATCTCCAAGAGCAGGAGAGCCAGGAGCAGTTCTCAAAAACTTCTCTGAGTCAATAATTTCAGTGACAATCCAATCAAGATTGTTTGCAGTATTTGCAGAGGCTCGGAAAATTGCTCCGTTTGCATCAAAAACGGCGTCATTTGCATTTAAATGGTCAGGCGATCTAAATATACTCTTATCTGAATGCACATAGAGAACAGGAGCGCCCCGAGTAATTTCACTAGGTTGAGTCGGAGATGGAGACACACTGGCCGAAAAATCTCCAATGGTCTGATTGGTCATGTCCGTAGATTCTACTGCACGCCTACGATTATAGGAGCCAATGCCCCCGGTTCCCGATCCATCTGAAGTCCAATTGCCATGTGTATTATTTGCAACATATCCTAGTGGAAGTCCATACGACCCTCGCGGCCATCCTGTTCCGTCGTCTACTTGAATCCATTCAATTTCAAACTTTTCATTTGCATTGTCTGGTTCGTAACAAAGCTGAAAAGACATAGCTCCAATTCGACACCCTTCTCCTCCGTCCTGAGGAGAAATTCCTGTAGAGGCATCAGCATCTTTCCACAGGCTCGCGGCACCACCAACGGGTATTTGTACTGTTTGAAAACTGCCCCCACTAAAAGTAAAAATACTAGATATTCCTAACTTATGCATATCCCACTCTAGAATGTGCCACGGGCTCTTTGAGTTAGGGGATGAGTCTTCCGAATTAATAAGCGTGGAAGGCTGGGCTGTGTTGGCCGAACCATAAAATAATGATCGGTCAGTATGAATAACTGCACCAGGAATAGAAACATTGGTATTCCATTGTGTGGGTGTTAAGTCTAATGTTGGTCTAAAGTGGGTAGAATTTAAGGATCCATAGCCGGTGTAGGAAGCAACGAATCCTGGATTTGTTGCTGGTTGACAAACACCCAACCAAGAATCTGGTCCATAACCACCCGGACCAATACGGCGAACCTTCATTCTCACATATCTATGGAGATTTCCATCAATATCGAGTGAAGCCCTGGTCGATGTACTCGGACCTTCTGATTTCCCCCAGCCATATTGATTTCTACTTGGGGTTGCTGATTGATCCGAGGCCGAGATGAGTGAATGCGCCTTTAAAGCCCCACGAGATGCATCTTCATATGCAGATACCAACAAAGTTCTCCATCCCTTAATATTCCAAATTAACGAATTATCGGTTAATGTTGTATATGCATTAGAGGTTGCATAAGGAGCCTCGCCTAAACCATTTCCGTTATAGGGCCACATTGTTGCGCCGCTACCATAATAGTGCGAATTTGCATATGGGCTTGTCAGAGGAGATTGATCCCATGCAATCCATCCAGGCGATCCAGAAGTGTTTGGCCCTGCTCCGTGTGGAGTCTCCCCGTGGGATGCGTCAAGATCAAACTCATGTCTTGATGTGTTGTTCAGTCCGAAACGAGTATGATATCCCACTCCACGTCCGGCAATAGGAACATCTGCATAGTCCTCCAGCTGAGCCGATTCTGCACCCATGTAGAATTCACGCAGCAAGTCCACAATATCGCCTGAGAATGTTTCACTAAAGGCACTCATTTTAATCGAAGTCAACAATTCAATGTCGACCAGACCAAACATGACAAGCCCCGCAGGGTGTGTCAATTTTCGGACGGCTTCTTTATAGGTTCCGATTGACAGTCCAGATTTGAGTACATAAGAATAAATTTGATAATATTTGTCATCTTGAATATATTTTGAAATCCATGCACCAGCCGTAGATGTTCCCAACTTGCCCGAGTCTCCTCTGGTCTCTTCGGACAATTTAAATTCGGCTCCAATCTCGGCTGTAATAGTTGCGTCTACGCATCTTTCAATTTTGACATAATCAATTTGTGTCGAATCGGCCTGATTATACATATTCATTTGAAGGGCCGGTCTAAAGAACGCAGTGTTTCCGGTGAATGCATATCTGGCGGCATTGCCACCACTCCAAGAGCCTGTGGTTGTACCATGAAGATTTGCAGGATTGGCCCAGGTAAACTCTTTCTTTGTATGCTGGGCCCAACTTCCAATACCATTTTGGTCAGTATTTCCTCCAGTTGCAGAATCAATAGATACAGCCTGCTTATATCCTATGTGTGTAGTATTTCCACCAAAGGTTCCTGTGTATACAAACCAGTCAGGACCTAAAGAACCCTGATATTCATTACTTGCCCCAACTTCGTTATAATCCATGACCAAGGCATATGGATATAGATAATCAGTAGATGCACTACTATTCAATATATGAGTTCCGGTATTGGCAAGACCAATAACACCAAATCTTGTATTTGACGCCGAAGCCTCTGATCCGTCTTTGGCGCGAACACTCATCTTATAGCGAACTGTAGGATCATATGGAATATTTTGAGTCGAATTTATTATTAGGCCGTCGGCGCCACCGGCGCCTACGCCATGGTTCATATAAACTCCACCGGCAGAAGATTCATCTTGCACAAAATTAGGAACTTGCAAGGTTGTACTATTCCATGAAGTGCCACGTTGAGTCGGCATCCAATCGCCTGATAGTGTCTTGTCATATGCGCCGCTTGGATTCGTGAACAACGAGAAAATTTGTTGCTCAGAAAGAGCCTTGTCATAGTATCGAACTTCGTCGAATTGTGAATATGAATTATAGTTCTGGTTTTGGACACTATAGTCACCATTTGCACTGGAAGATTCTTTACCAAGGTTTACTGCTCTTCCTTGCTTTACACTAAAATGGGTAGTAAAATCGGGGGCCCCCACGGGCAAAGCGCAATTTGCACTATATCGAACATCTAATGTAAATCCATTTGATGCCAATAGGCCATCTTCTGTGTTAAAAAAGTACACATTACCAACGCCTTTGCCGTCTCCTTGGTCATTGTAATCGAACACAAGCGCAATCATATTCCAGGCATCGGTTCTAATGTTTCCGCTATCTACACCATTTGTGTAACTACCACTCACATGTCCCGCACAGAACCCAGAATTATTGCCGATGATGACCTGGCCGATGCCCGTGCCGGTTCCGGCATCAAACGTAGCTCCTTGCACACTAAGTCTAAGTCGGCCATAAGTCTCTGACATGGTAGAAGATAAATTGGCAACCAATCTCCAAGTTTCACTGGCGTCACGGCCAATAATAGTTGGAAGCTCATGTAGATTGGCACGTTCGGCATCCGAAGCAGAACTTTGAATAGGTTTGTACCAAAGTACCCAGGACTGTGTATTGGCATTACGAACATCATCATGGGACCTTAACGTCAGCCCAGATTCTTTGAATACTCCAAAAGAATTACTACTGGCCCCATAAATTCCCGAATTCGCAAATGCAAACTCAGAAAAATTATTTGCGGCCTTGTGTATATCGTAGTTATAATCACCACGCCAACCAGGAGTTGTGGCATGATGACCATGACCACTGGCATCAAACACAACAGGTTGAAATCCTAAATATCCCGCAGGATTATATGTATTTGCAGTTGTTCGGTCTCCGCCAAAGGCATCGCTACTATACGAATAATTAACGTGTGTTCTTAAAAATGTTTGAATTCCAGGGCGATCTGGCTCAGTTTGATGTTTACGATCTGCAAGATACAAGACATCACTAATTCGGGGACCTCTAAACTCAAAGACGCCGGCGCCGACGTCATGGTTCAGATTGTGTGTAGTCGGACTATTTTCACTCTCAGGTAACATACCATCCAAAGAATTGACTCTCACATCTTCTGGATGATATTGATTCATTCTCCACCATCCCTTGAGTCCTTCGTCTACTCCAGGAACGGTTGTGAAATTAAAAATTGAATTGGCATGAACATCTACTGGATCGGGAACGCCAATATTTGGATTATAAGCAAGTGACGAAAGGCCTAAGGCAACCGAATTTGTTAATGCTCCACGATTATCTGATTCGGCAAAGAATGAATTTGCGTCTGTATATTGCGAAAAGTCATTATAATAGATCGTCTCTAACGGACCTTCTGCATATCTGGCTGCACCGACTTCACCATTATGTGGACCTGTAATATCAACAGTGGGAACAGAACCATATTTGTACCCCGGATCTAAAATGTTCAATCCAGTAATTGCACCAGAAGATGCATTGACAGTTGCAACTTCGGCCGCTGCATACTCACCACCACCAGATCCACCAGAGATAGAAAGCCGATCACCAACTTTATAATTAGAACCAGGATTCGTAATATTTAAATTGTTGACCATTCCATATAATAATACTTGAATAACTGTTCCGTCACCCACATTGTCTGTCTGGACACTTTCGCCTGCACTAAATGTTCCTATCTTATGACTGACCTCCATTTGGACAAATCGAAACCCTGAAGCCGAAACCGTTTCTTCTGCGGATTCTACAATGGCCGTGGCTCCAGACATTGTGCCTTTTATTTTTCGACCAAGCAAATTTGATGTCGTAACTGGTACATCATCTCGCAGAAAGTCAGTGTTCGGAATTTCTGTTCGTAGAATTGTGACATTGCGCCAATCTGCATCACTGGGTCGCAACATATCAGCTTCAGGAAGATAGACAGAAACATCTTCGCCATATAACAATCGAAATAAAAACTTGAACGAGTTTTCTGTGCCCCGACTCTTATAGAAATCGCGAATATTCTTTAGTGCAGTTCTTATGTTCGTATCTGCATGTAGATTTCGAGGAAGATCAATTGCAAATTCTTTCTTTATATAATCAATATATTCTTCTAGTGTTTCGTCAATATTTTTGGTGTCACGCAAATCCAAAGATGCACGACTCGCTCCAGCCTTGAGGCTTTCTACAGAAATCTGTGGCCAATACCTGGTACCACTCTGTTCACCATAAATTTCATAGCCCGGGTCAAATCTCTTTTGAGTTCCTCCAAACGAAGTGGCTATGATTGTCTTGACTGTGGTATTGCTCGACCACGAAAAAACTTTGGCTATTGCAGTAATTTCGGAAGGACTATCAGGATTAGCCTTCTGAATAATCCGTTCGCCGACAGTAAACGAAGTATTTGCATACGTTTTTCCCTGGGGATTATATACCCGTGGATCAGGATTTGCAAGAATCAGAGGTATTTCTGTCGGAGGATCAGTCTCTTCCAAAAACTCATAATAGGATCTCATAAACTGAACAAAATTATCGTGATCTTCCTTGACAAAATCAGGAAGCTGTTGATTCAGAATAAGTGAAGTCTTATTTGAAGAGAATGAATCTACCATAAATTTTAATAATCAAATCCTGTGCCTGATGACCCAGTTCCAGTTCCAGTTCCCGAATCAGATGAGCCTACAGCCCTAGATTGATTTCGGGTTGTTTGTAATGTTCCCTGCAACCCGGACGCATCGTCAAACATGTGAACGGTCAAGTCTGAAGGCTTCAATGAAATAAGTTGATTGTTCAGAGGAACAACATCTCTCTTTTCGGGCACTACAATAATAGAAATTGTTGAGCCTGAATCTGCCAAAAATCCAACAAGGTCGAGTTGACCAGTCACATAATTTACAGTCCCAATTTCGGGTGCGACAAGGGTGCCTCCAGAATAAATATTCAACATACCATCTTTATCCCGCAAAAAACAGCCAACATAACCCGCATAATTAAAACTTGTACTAGTAATTGCTCCCTCATGCCCTATATGGGGACGATAAATGGGATTACCAAATTGCAAAGTAAAGTTTTGAATTATCCCTACAACAGGAACAATTTCTTTTCGGATCTTTATTGTCGTATCATTATTCACAATACCTACGTTATGTTGGTCAATTGCATTCAACAAATTAGAATACCTAAAGTATGTACCAAATCGTTCTAGATTGTCTTGGCCCCAATTGATAATTTCATTCTTAATACTGGCCAACAATGCAGATTCAGTTGTCGGAGTCAGGCGACTGTCCCACTTGACCTCCGAGTCAACAATCAAATATATGTAATCAGGATCAACTAAAATAGGATCAATTGTGATTACATTTCTCGACTTTAGAATATTTGTTTTTATGTTTTCCCTTTCGGTATCTGATAGAATATATCCCTGCTTGGGCTTAATAGATACATAAACCTTACCATAATTTGGCGGAACGTGATCTTCACCGCCCCAACAATGAACGGCATCAACTTGAGGATAATCAGCCAATACCTTTACTACATAATCGTCTGTGGTCACAGCCCTGTTCTGAGATTCATAATTTCGTGGGGCAAGATACTTAATCGACTCTAAAGTCTCTCTGTCTTCTCCCGCTGCGGCTTGAGCTATTGTTGTTGTTATTGGTATATATGTAGTCGTATCACCCTCGATACCAGAACCATAAAATGGAGATTTAATTGGATCTGCATTGAATATTCGTGCTCCATTTCCAATTTCACCTTCGGATATAACATAGGTAATATCAATCACATTTCCATCTTCTGGTTTATTTCCTATATTCCCATCACCAAAATAAATTTCATATTTTTCGTCGGCCGTTTCTTGTATAAAGAATACATTACTGGCCGTGCCCAAAGCTGCATAATCCTTGGCCAATGTATATACAGTACCCGATGTTCCTGATAAAGTGTCTGTCACCAAGACAAAAACCATGGACGTATCTACGCTAGAATTTGGAATAATAAAATTTTGTTTGAACTGCGAGTTATACACATATTGGACAGAAGTAAATAATCCTTGCACAAGTTCCATATTAGAAACATTATATGGAACAACAGCTCCGCTGGATTGAAGAAACCCTCCTGAAGTATTTGCGACAGGATGTGCAGTATGTGATGTTGATGTAACAAAACTATAGGTTTTATCTTCTAATTCTGTAGTAAAAACAGATCCTCTAGGAACAAGAACCGTGGTTCCTTGTCTTTCAACCGCGCCTAAATCACTTGGCACAAATGAAATGCTAACATTGGCCCTGGCTGACGTGACAGACCTTGGAGTATATCCTAGCTGTTTGGCCAATGAGACGACAGACGATCTAATTGTGGCTGTGTCCAAAAACATTTCATTGGCAATCATGTTGGTATAGAAGGCATTGTAATGTGTATTGTAGGCAAGAAGATCCAAAAGAACCGACAGACCAGATCCCTCGTAGTCATAATCGGTAAATTGTCCTTGTCCTTTGAGATAATTTTTGAAACTTTGCTTGATTAAATCAAAATCTAGTTCGGTAACTTTTAATTTTTTTGTGGAATTGATTGGCATGTTATCTAATTCTCTCTAAAAAGAAATTAACGGTTCGGGACTCTGGGCGGTTTAATATAAAAAATATTAATCGGACATCATATCTATTTTTATCGGGGTTTGCACGAACTTCCACATCTGTTAAATTCACTCTTGGTTCAAAATTATCAATCACCTCGACTATTGTATTATGAATCGTAATTGCAGTAGAAGGTAGAATATTGTCAAAAAGCGAATTCCGAATTCCACATCCAAGCTCTGGATGAAAAGGGCGTTCATAGTGATTTGTCATTATCAAATTTTTCAACGAACGAATTACTGCCTTGTCTTGCGTCAAAGGAGACAGTTTTCTGGTATTTGGATGAGCAATAAAATCTAAATCTAGATCCGAAAACATCTTATTTTTAACTGATAATTGTGCCATGATACCTTCCCGGTAATTATGAACTATTTATATGAATTTTCCTTATGAAGTGTTGGCTATTGCATTTTGAACCGCAATAGATGATCCTCCAGGAAGCGTTGTTCTGGACATAAGATCAATTATATGAAGGGCTTCAGTTCTCTTCTGCAACCAATCTTGGGCCTCGTAGATAAATGTGTTGGCCGGAGTTACACCCTGTGGTTGACTGCCAGGAGAGTCTACCAAGAAACCCTGAATCATATTATTATAATTTTGAATCCTGGAACGAAAATGTAAATAGACATCCCTCGGGGTCATGCTCTCTGCTGGATGAACACCGTCGATCTTGTCAATTTCCAAACCAGGAGGGCGCAAGCCAGCAACAGAATCAGTACCATTTGCAGTATAAAGCCACATGGCTATACTATTAATAGAAGGTGCATTGGAGTTTTTTAGTTGGATTAGAACGGGCCCGCCGCTGGCAAACGAATAATTATTAGCTGCAAATGGAGAATTATTACTTATGAGCGAAACACTCGTAGCATTGATAGATGTGGACACAATTGACTGGGCATTATGTGTCGAGTTGGCTGCATCATAAGATGTGGCCAACGAAATAACTTGACTAAAATGCGAAAATTTAGCAGCCAACTCAGAATGATATAAAGGAATATATAAAAGGTCCGTATCTGGTTTAGGAACAGCACCACTTATGAAATCCGTCCATGCAGCAAAACTATATAGATTGTGATAACACCAGACCATATTATTGGCCAGATCATATAAGTTGGCCAAAGATAAGGCGTAGAACGTAAGGTCACTATCACTATCACGCAAACCTCCGGTATGTTCTCCGTCGGTCATATACCTGAATAAATTCTTTTGGCTTTGCGTATTAGTTAAACCATCTGTATCCCAATTAAGAAATTCACCTGGTTCATCTAGGGGAAGAGGATCTATCTCCTGCTCATACGTTGAACTTCCAACTTGTTTAACCCCTAGATGCTCTAATTCAGTAACAATACTATGCAATATACCAGTTATATCATATGCATATTGATTATATTCAGAATCGTATGCGCCCGGAAACACGACATCGGATGAACCGGTAAAGATGGCACGAGCCCACTTGTGCGGATTAGGACCAAACGCCGTTGGGGATGCCATGGCGTCCATCAGTTGAAAGGTATTAGCTGCCATAATAATTATCCTCCGCAGAACACATCAAGGCTACCTACATCCGACACTTTAGATCCACATGCCACAGGATCACCCGCGCGCGCAATTGCCAACCCGTTTACTTTAACAGAAGACGAACCCCCAGACAACACACTAGCATGGCAATCAGGACTACTGCCCGGGCGGCAATGTATAGCCCAAGGATCACCCTCCCGGTGAATCGGAAGCCCATTCACCTTTATATCAGGAGATCCTCCTGTACTGACCCGGGGAGGCCAGGTGCCATGCCCCGTACAAAGATCCCCTACTCTATGCACACTTAATCCACGTCCCATTTCTATCTCCTGTTTATAAATCCATCTAGCTAGGTGGATTGAGTTCAATAGGTGAGCCCTTAATTTCTGTGGCACCCTCAGATGTAGTAGTATAGTCTCCAGCAACCTTCTGTGTTTTGTCGCCACCAATGTCTTGTGTTTCGTTATCACCAACAGTCATAGTATGAAACTTAGCAAACGCTTCAGTCGAATTGCCGACAACAGCCATAATATGATTCCCGCCTATAGCTTCGGACGAATTCCCGGAGACGGTCTCCGCCTTTCCTCCGCCGCGTATTTCTTCCTCTAGATCGCCAAATAAAATCGTGTTGCGCGATGTAACATTATCGGCATCGGCCTCAAAGGCTTTGGCGTTACCATAGGTCTCGATTGTGGCCCCATCTACGTTAAGTTTGTAGTCATTGGCATATTCAATCTTTACATTTCCGCCTTCGTTGCCTCGCCCCTTACCTGCCTTTTTGATGTCAATTCCTTTTCCAACATAATGAAAATAATTAGAGTGATGGTCGTGTGTCACCTCATCTGCAACTTGTTCAGTATATTTGCCTTTGACTAGTAAATTATAATTGCCATCAACCTGATGTGTAAAATTGCCTTTGGTGTAAAAATTGCAGTCGCCTTCAATGGTGACAACTGCACTACCTTGAATGTTGACTTTATTATTTTTAACATATACAGTAAAATTATCTCCAACAATTTTTTCTACCCTACTACCATCAGAAAACACCTCATAGTATGTTCCTGACCGGTGAGATTCTTTGATGCGTTCAAACCCCGGAGTATCATCAGCCTCAAACAAATGCCCACTCTCTGTTTCGCGAACATGATTATATGGATACTTTGCATGGAACGGATTCTCTGGTTGTTGAATAGTAGGATTGGGGGCTCCATCCCAGGCAACAGGAGTGTCGGCTGGGCAATCTTCCTTATGTTTACCTACAGCATGATATGAAGTATGAGGGCGATTATCGGGGGTCTCTACAAATGTCGCAACGGCAACGTCAAATGTTCGTCGCGAATCATGAATTTCGGTTAAAGTATCTAATTTTTCTCCTCGGGCTTGTCTTGGAGTATTTGCCTCAATATTAGTGGGATCTGCTTCCTTTGCTTCTGATTGTGGATAATCTTCAGAAACAAGAAATCCACCACCCTCCAAATCAGGAACTAATTTTTTGGGAGCATAGGCTACAGTATCATTAGATATGTCCCTAACCCGATCATCTGTAAATCCTTTGGCGCCGGGAATTCTATAGTCCAATCCAACAAAAGGCAAGGGCTCAATATCATGGCCGGCATCATTCTTTTTCATAAAAGCTGGAGGAAGTCTAGTATGAGGAAGACGCACTCCTGCGGATCTAGCAAATAATTTTTCTAATGGTTTAATCATTACACTTTAACCAATTCATTCTGAGAATTAAATTTAAAACTTCCCTTAGTCTTAGTATGAAATTCTTCAGGAACATGATTTGGATCATATCCAGCGTCAATTGCACTACTAACATTAATATCATATGAACTTGGATGCCAAGGGCCCGTGCCCGGCAAGACACGCCACGACGAAACGCCGATTGGATGAAGACCCAATTTAGGTTCAGGTTTCAGATAACGCCCTGGAATAGGTGGCCACTCGCCTCTTCGCGTAAAGGCATCTATTAGGAAAAGTCTTCGGTCCTCGCTTTCTTGCCACTTTTTATCAACCTTCTTTTGGGTAAAACCATCTAGTTCATATTTTTTAGTAAACCATGCATCAATGAGAGCATTTATTTCCCCCATAGTTATCCCAGGCACAATAAATGGATCGGCAATTACTATATCAGAACGCCCCCAACTTCTTTTTATGACCATCCTGTTGTTCTTCATTGCGACACCGCGAATAAATATAGGATACAGACCAGAGAATAGGCGGGTAGTTTCGTCACTCATTAAGTCTCGGCCACCGAATGTAGTAAACTCTCCTGCATTAATGCCGACGCCGATGCCAACTGTTCTGTATTCAGGATCATCGAGGATCGGATGTTCAATCAATATAGGAGAATTGCTTCGTGGAACAGCAGATTTTGTCGTTTCCGCGACAGCGGCAGTTGCTTCGTCGGGGGTTTCTGATATAGTTCTAACTACCTCAACACCATCTGCATTAGTAACCTTTTCAGTTTTTGCTTCTGCGGTTGCAGCATTTTCTCCTCGTCCCTCTTCATCTAATGCCGGAGACTTTGCATTAAACTCCGCCTCTGCGCTTCCAGGTTCACCTGTCAGACACTCTGAAGCCTTTTTAAATCCACCAAAGGCACCTGCCAACACAGCTCCAGGAAGCCCCAACGCATTCATACCCAAAGAACTAAGGTCAATTGCACCAGAGTCTATTGCCTTCTTAGCCGCTTCTAGCTTTGAATATCCATTAGCAACCTTATCAAATTCTACGGCAAGATTTTCTTCAACTTTCGCGGCCGTATCACGGACAGCATTATTCGCAGCCATTGCCAACTTTTTCGCTGCCGAGGAACCTTTGTTCGCCAATGCCTTCATCAGGTCAGAAGGCGATGGGGGATTTTTAAATACATCTCCTAAGGCGGCTGAAATATCAGGAATTTCAGGCAACTTAGGAAAAGACACGCCGGGAATTACGGGACAAATTGGTTCGCTAGGCATTGCTCCGGTGACGGCATTGTCGGTGATGCCGGGTAGTGCAATATCTTCGACTGCTATACCTATCGTCTGCACTGCACTGGCTGCCGAAGAAGTAAGCCCAGGAGTATTCGGTAAAGATTCAACTGCCGAAGAAGTAAGCCCGGAAGCATTCGGTAAAGATTCGATTGCCGATTCGGGTTCATGTGTAGTGCCATCATGTGCCATTATGCAATACCTCCTTCGGCTCCAGACTTCGCTGCGGCCAATTGTGACGGAGCATCCAAAATACCAACATGAATATGATCGTCATGCTTCGATGCATTATCAGTCCATAATATTTCTAAGGCAACGTCATTCTCGACCGACCAGTTTTTAAGCCAGGCTACAATAGGAGCTTGTCTTTCCCTAACACCTAATGAAGAATCTCCGGTATACGATCCACCAGTTCCAATATCAATTGCACGGTCTTCTGCATGTTCAATACTCACATGTTCGGTACTATATCCTCCATGCTTTGAATGTTCAGAAACCTTACTGACTCCTACACTCGCCCCCTTAACATCAACACCAAGTTCTGCGGCTATGTCAGATAAGATTTTCTTAGCATCAAAAGTTGTATTTACTGGAGGGCTCACATAGGCTCCTGTGTTTATTGTTCCTAAAATCATTCGATCTTGTGCATCTTCACCATCTCGAAAGAATCCAAGAACCCACGTTCCTTCTTTTGGAGAATGAACTTCTCCCTGTGCGCTATTGAGCGGAAGCATAGGATAGGCCCAAGGAAGATGTTCTGTTGGAACTTCTTCTCGACTTTCACTATCAAATCCATATGCACGAACTCTCATTCTCCCAATCCCGAGGGGATCCATTCGGTCTTCTATGACGCCTTCAAACCAAATAAATCCATCTCGCCCCATTCCAGTTTTCATGCTTTAATTCCTCGGCGCTTCTTTTCTTGTTTAACCCAAGACTTTGCACTTCGTCGCGACGGGCCTTTCTTAATCCAGGCAACAGCCGTTTTATATGCACCCATCGTTTCTTTGGCTGCATCTTTTCCTTTACTATTATCTACAATAACAATTCGCCCCTTGAACACTCTTTGAAATGCACCAATATTCTCCTGGACATTCTTCCACATCGCAGAAACTTCCTTGTCAGGAAGAGTACGGACTCGCCCACGATTTCTTTCTAACGATGTATCTTCTGTAGTATTCACAAAAATCATCATGGTATCATATCCAAGACGCTC